CTTCTTGTTGGAGGAACCCCCTGCCAAAGCTTCTCAGTCGCAGGACTTCGCAAAGGACTTGCTGACCCACGCGGAAACCTCATGCTCACCTATCTTGCCATTGCTTCACAATATCAGCCCAAGTGGTTGGTTTGGGAGAACGTCCCCGGCGTCTTGTCTAGCAACAGAGGACGGGATTTTGGAACCTTCCTTGGGGCGTTGGCAGAACTCGGGTATGGGTTCGCCTACCGAGTGCTTGACGCTCAGTATTTCGGAGTGGCCCAAAGACGCAAGCGTGTGTTCGTTGTCGGATACGCTGGAGATTGGAAACGTGCCGCAGCGGTTCTTTTTGAGCGCGAAAGCTTGTCAGGGCATCCTGCGCCGAGCAGAGAAACGGGGGAAGAAGTTGCCCCAACAGTTACACAAGGCGCTCCATTCAGTCGCACAGGGAACGACAGAGTAGAAGCAGAGGCATATGTGCCGGATGGGCTAGCAAAATGCTTAACATCTGGGGTGGGGCAAAGATACGACTTTGAAAAGGAAAACTTCCCCATAGCCTTCGGCGCGCAAAACAGCGCAAGGCAAGGCGACAGCGTATCAGAGCATGTCACGCCCACGCTCGACAAAAGCAAAACGCCAGCAGTGGCTACGCATTCCGTCGCTGGAACAATGCTTTCAAGAAATACATCTGGCGGCTTTAGCAACAGTATTGACCACGCGGCGGCTGGATATATGGCTATGCAAGACATGCAAGTACGCCGCCTAACGCCAACCGAGTGCGAGCGGCTGCAAGGCTTTCCCGACAACTACACGCAAATTCCCTATCGCAATAAGCCAGCGGAAAGCTGCCCAGATGGCCCTCGCTACAAAGCAATGGGCAACTCAATGGCTGTGCCTGTCATGCGCTGGATAGGCGAGCGGATCAACATGGTAAACAGCATTGGAGAAAAGCTATGACGGAACACATGACACCGCTGGAGCGCTGGAAAGAATTGGCGATCATCGAGAACGCGCGCATGAAGCGCAGGCTGATTGGCCGCGATGACATGCACGCGTATGCCCATAAGCCGTGGCCGCTGGAGAAGCTGCGCAAGGAGATCAAGCGCTGCCTGAGCAGGCATGGCGAGCTGTCTGTGGGCGACTTGTGCAGCATGATCGAGCAAGACGCCGTGCATATCGACATTGGCCTGAAGACCATGCGGGAGCGGCGCACAATCGTGAAGACGTCGTTCATCGAGGGCCAGCAACTGTACCGGCTGCGCACGCAGGAAGAGTTCGCGTTTTAAACGGAAAAGGTTTGCGGAAAACTATTTTTACTTTTCCGCAAACTATTTTGCCTATGGGGGTTGCAATCTCCTGATGTTAACATTACGTTAACAGTATAGGAAATCAGGAGAAAGCAAATGAACAAATTTTCAGTCACATACCAAATTGGTGAAGCAGACAGCCTTGAAACAATTTGCACACGCTTCGTGCAAGCCGATGACGCTGACATGGCTGTTGTAAAAGTCTTAGACGAAAAAACTGAGGGCGATTATCCGCTTTCGTCAATAATTATGTTGAAGGTTACAGACGTTCAACGGGTTCAATAATCAACGGGGGCTACGGCCCCCTCTTGCACAATGTTAACGCGGCGTTATAGTGGCCCAGACCAATGGAGGTAATTATGGACACTCAGATGAAACAACTTGGATCGCGCATCCGCGCCGACGTCTTCGAGGCGCTGCGTGAGCTGTCAAAGCAGGAGCGCATCAGCATGGCAAGCCTAACAGAGCGCGCCATCCTGCGCCTGCTGGACGAGCATGGCGTGGACGTGCAGCGTGGATGATGATTTCACGCTGACGCCGGAGCAGCACGCAGAGATGTCAGCGGTTGCCAGCAACACGATGGCTGAGGTCAACGCGCTGATGCGTGACATGCTGGCGATCACCGAGCGCACCGAGATGCCTGACCTTGCCAAGGTGTACGCGCTGGGCGCTGCGCTGCAGTCTGTGATCGGCCACATGCGCGAAAACGACTGCGACGTGCAGGACGCTATCGCCATGACCATGGGGATCATATTCGAGACGTACAGCACGCCGGATAAGGAGGACATGCATTGAGCATCGTAACGTGTGGCATAGACTGCGGCTACCGCACAGGCGGCGTGGCGCTGGTCGGTGAAAACTGGTCGGAGGTGCATGACCTACCCGTCTACAGCGAGGGCGGCGTTGACGTCGTGGCGCTGATGGACATTCTCACGTCGGTGGATCGGCTCGATCACATCTGGATCGAAAAGCAGCAGGCGATGCCAAAGCAGGGCGTCAGTTCGACGTTTAAGCTGGGGTACGCGTTTGGCCAGATCACGACGACCGTGGCGCTGTCGCGCACGCGCTACACCATGGTGACGCCGGTCGTGTGGAAGCGGTCCATGAACCTGCCAAAGGATAAGGACGCGGCGCGTCGTATGGCGCAGCAGTGGTTCCCCGACAGGGCGAGCGAGCTGAAGCGCAAGAAAGATGAACACAGAGCAGAGGCGCTGCTGATAGCGCTCTACGGAAGGGGGAAGGCGTGACCATATCAACCACGATGTCCAACGAGGAATACCACCTGAGCGACGCGCTCAGCGCCTCTGGCGCCAAGACAATCGCCATGAAGTCGCTGGCGCATTACAAGTACGCCGAGCGTAAGGAAAGCAGCGCATTCGACGTGGGTACGGCCACGCACACATTGGTGTTCGAACCAAGTTTGTCGTCCAGCGTCTGGTGCGGGCCAGAGACGCGGCGCGGCAAGGATTGGGCGCAGCATAAGGCAGAGGCCGACGCCAATGGCGCGCTGCTGCTAACGGAGGGCGACTACAAGATCGCCGTGGACGCGGCAAACGCGGTGCGCAGCAACAAGGAGGTGGCCAAGCTGCTATCCGGCGACTTGATCTGCGAGGCCAGCATATTTGCGAAGGACACGCAGACGGGCGTGGATCTGCGCTGCCGTCCAGACGGCTGGCGTCGTGACATCGGGGCGCTGATAGATCTGAAGACGACGATAGCGCCCGACCCTGAAGGCTTCGCCAAGCAGGTTGCCAACTTCGGGTATCACATACAGGAGAGCTTCTACCGCAGGACGATGGGCCTGATCGGGGAAGAAATCGACAGGTTTATCTTCATCAGCGTGGGCAAGGAAGCGCCTTACCCCGTTGGTGTTTACGAGCTTGACTGGCGCACGCTCAACGAGGGCGACGCGGCAGTTCAACACGCGCTGGAGCAGTATGCGATAGCGCGCAATACGGGCGTCTGGGGCTACGGGTATGGGGAGCTGCAAACGCTTCAGATACCGCGCTGGGCGTTCAACTTTACCGCGTCACACGGCGCATAACACAGGCACACAACGTCAGGAGACAAACATGCCAATATCATTCGGAGAAACATCAGACGCGAGCGGCGCGTATATACGGGTCAACCTTCCGCAGAACCGCTGGACGGTAAACAAGGGCGGCGATCCCGAAGTCATCGACATGGCCAAGGGTATCGCAATCGACATTGCCAACGTGAAGTTTGGGTGGCTCAAGATCGCCGTCGGGATGCGCGACTGGCAGGAATGGCCATCGCCATCTCAGGCAACGCCGAAGCCGACCGAGACGGACGCGGAAGGCAAGCCAGCGTATAAGCAGGGCTTCGACGTGGACTGCTGGATGTCGGACGGCACCAAGGCGCAGTTCAGCAACAACTCGTATGGCACGGGGCAGTTCATCGCCAAGCTGTACAACCAAGCGGAAAACGCGCCAGAGTTTGCGCAGGGCATGGTGCCGGTCGTCAGCGTCACGACGTCCACGCCTGTCGTGGTCGGCAAGGGAACGTCATACGATCTGGGCTTTGCCATATCCAAGTGGATTGCGAAACCCGCAGACAGCACGCCGCCTAAGCCGGAGCCGGTGCCAACCGCAGCGGCACCCGTTTCCAGCGTTGTAGACGCAGACGACTTCGGCTTCTAAGATAACAAGCTCCACGCCTGCTACGGCGGGCGTGGTTATAACAAAAGTTAAAACGGGGAAGCGGGATGAGCAAATATAAACTGCCAGAGGGAAACGTGATTATTAGCTTTAGCGGCGGCAGAACGTCAGGTTACATGCTGCACGAAATATTATATGCAAACGGCGATCTGCCAGACAGAGCAAAAGTTGTGTTTGCAAACACAGGCAGAGAGATGCCGCAGACGCTCGATTTTGTGCAAGAATGTGCAGACAGGTGGAGCGTGCCAATAACTTGGCTAGAATACCGAAAGCCAATGCCAAAGTTTGAGGTCGTAAATCATAACTCAGCAGCTAGAAATGGTGAGCCGCTTGAAGCGCTGATAAGAGCGAGCAAGTACATTCCAAACACAATGCGCAGGAAATGCACTGAAGAGCTAAAGGTTAAGACGATTAAACGATACCTCGTTAGCCAAGGCTGGAAGCACTGGACAAACACAGTCGGCATCCGAGCAGATGAAGCCAGACGAGTTAAAGATAGCAAGGACAAACGTTGGATAAACTGGTTTCCTGTTTACGATGCAGGCGAAACAAAGATTGATGTTGCAGAGTTTTGGACAAAGCAAAACCTAGCGTTTGATTTGCAACTTCCGCTCATCAACGGCGTAACACCGCAATCAAATTGCGACGGCTGCTTTTTAAAGAGCGAGCTTAAACTTGCAGAGATGTGGCGAGATCACCCAGACCGAATGCAATGGTGGGCAGACTTAGAAAAGGAGTTTGGCCACACATTCAGATATGACGGTGTTTCCTATCAAGAGATCAAAGACAATTTGAACCGTCAGGGTGATTTTGTTTTTGATATAGAAGGCTTTTTTTGCCAAGCCGATGACGGGGAGTGTACGGGATGAGCGTAAACTATTTTCAGAAGGTACGGGAAAGCGTCGTAACCGAGATCGGCATGGCTCCGCAGGGGCGTCGCAACGAGGCGCTGAACCTAGCGGCATACGCGCTGGGTCGGCACGCGCACATGGACGCCAGCAACATTGATAGCAGCGTCATAGACTTGCACACGGCGGCCAAGGCAATCGGGCTGCAGGAACACGAGATAAAGGCAACCATTGGCAGCGGGTTCAAGCGGGGCAGCGAAAACCCGAAGCAGCTTGAAAACGATGACGCGGTGCCGTTTCAGCCGAGCGAGATGGATCGCCTGATCGTAAGGCTGGCCAGCAAGGATCTGCTGATCCGCGACGAGGAAACGCGCGCCGAGAAAATCGCAAAGGCGCAGGCCGCGTGGGAGCGCAGCGTGCCAATATCACGCGAGAACAAGGACGCCGTCAGACCGGCGCTGCTGTACCTGAATAATCGTGGAATGCGCGCAGGCGTGGCAGAGGGCGTCGCGCGGTTCAGCCCCAGCTTATACGACGGGCCAGCGATACTATTTCCCGCGACCAACGCCGAGGGCGACGTCTGCGGCGTGCAGGCGGTGCTGCTGACGCCGGACGGGAAGAAGCGC